CTACATCATCGCTGACATTACTAGCAGCTAAGTCTGAATAATCTTCTAATATTTTTAATTCGTGTACACTTATTTTATTATACATTCTTTCAAGTAATCTATCAAACATTTGATTATCTTTTTTACTTACAACAACAAGCTTAATAAACTTTTGATTGTAGTCTGTTATATCAAACTTATCATAGTTTGTTTCGGTATCATTATACATAAGTTTCTTAAATATACTATATGGATTAGGTATAAACTCTATCTCTCTTGTTTCTGTATCTAGTATATGAAAACCTTTTTGATTGTTATAATCTGACCAAGTCATTTCATATTGACTACCTAGGTAGAATATCTGACCGTCATCATTTTTGTGATGAAAGTGTCCACTAAATGTTTTTTCAAATCTTTGTACAATACTTTTGTCATGTCCGTGTGTCTGTACCATACTGTCCATCATTCTGAAACCATTTAAATCTAAATGCCCCATACAAATATCTGCCTCTGCCGTCTTACAAATTTCTAATGATTCTGTTTCGTTCTCTGGATTAATCCATGGTAACATCAGTATTTTCATACCGTCAAAGTCAACTACTTTTGGCTCTTCATATATCCATGGTTCGTTTAAACCATCATGTGTTGTACATAGTTCTTGTACAGCATTTACTTTGTTTGTATTGCGAAAGTATATATCGTGGTTGCCAATTATGATGTGGGTGTCTATCTTCTCTGACCATAATCTTTGTAAAAACTTATGTCTAAAGTTATGAGCAATTCTATAGTTGATAAACTTTCTTCTATCTACAATGTCACCTAAATGAATAAGTGTTTTAATATTATGTTCCTTTAAATAAGGAAAGAATATATCATCATAAAATTTGTGAAAGTAATCATCAAATATAAGACTATCGTTTCTGGCACCAAAATGGGTATCGTTTAGTAGGGCAATTTTCATAATATATTATTTTTTAGTTTTAACTTTTTTTACTTCTGGTGGTTCTTCTTTACTGTTTCTTTGTAGAAACTCTAACATAGCACTTTGATACTGTGTATCATCACCTGCTAGCTGATCCATCATATTCTCTATACCTGCATTTTGTATAAGTTTAGATTTCACTAACATTTGTTTCTTCTCTTTTTGTATTCTTCTTATAAATGCATAATATATAATCTGTGTGAAATATGCAAACGGATTGTTTGACTTCTCTGGATTAAAATTACTCATGTATTGTAAACAGTTTTCTATACCATCTGATATCATGTCATCTCGATATGTATAGTTAATAAAATTTGGTCTAAAGGATAAGTGATTAGCAATCTTTAAAAAGCACTCACCTATATAATTAGTAACATCAGGCTTAGTTTTGCCTTTTTCTTCTGCTACTCTACATTTTTCTCTGTATTCTACCATCGCTACTAAAAACTTCTTATTATCTACATAATGAGGTTTTGCTTTTGGTTTTTTTAACTTCTGTGTTGTTTCCATAATTTAACCTTTCTGTGTTCTATTATACTATATTTTCTTGATATTGTCAAGGGGTTAACTAATTTAATTTTGTGCTTGACAATTTTAGGAATAGGTGTATAATAGACTATGTAGTCTTTTGAGAATTAGCTATAGAGCTAGTGTAACATCTTACTGGTAACTTTATGACCATTAAACATCTCATCAATCTCATCAATCTTTTCAGCGTGTTCTTCTCTATCCATATCTTCAGCAACCTGCATGATATGTTCCATTTCTTCAGGAGATAGAGGTGCTTTTTGAAGCTTCTTATTTACTTTACTTTTTATAACTTCATAATAATGTGCTAACTCTTGAGAGCATAATGTTATAACCATTATCTTTTCTTTAGAAATATTAAAAGATGTTTCATTACAAAAAGGTATCCATGGCGTCAATGTTGAATCTTCTTTTACACCATAGTCAGTCATACGATTAACCGAACATAACTGTAAAGGGCTTTCAATTCGTAGAAAGTTTCCATCTACTATAATTGAACCAACCAATAGGGTACCATCAACTAATTTAACCATACGATAATCTGTTAGGTGTGTAGGTTCGTGTTTTAGTTTTATATCAATTTCCATACTACTATTTATTAGTCCTTTAACTCTATGTTATGAATCTCATACTCGAACTCTTCCTCGGTATAAATGTTTATTCTTTCTTGAAAGTGTTTTAGTGTAAAGTTTTCTTTAGACTTATAAGTTAGGTCATCAGATATATCATATAGTGTAGCATTAATTTTGTTATCACCTAATCGTAAACCACGACCAATAGATTGTAGATTTCTTATTCTACTTTTAGATGGACTTGCAAATATAATATTGTGTAAGTTTTTAATATTAATACCAGTAGAAAAAGTACCATAACTTGCAACAATGATAGCATCATTTTCATTCTCTACAATTGCTCTTGCTCTTTCTCTTTCTTCTGTTTCAACACCACCAAATATATAAAATATCTTACGACCTTCAGCTGCCTTTTCTTGTATTATCTCATGTAAGTTCTTACCATGTTTCTCTACTAATTGAAACAATACTAAAGTGTTACCCTTGAGTTTAATTGCTAGATTACGAATAAATGTTTGTCTTGATTTACTTGTAACTAGATAGTCTATTTCATCTTGATACTTACCACTGGCAACCATCTTAGCATTAACTTCAGTATGCTTGAGAATTAAACATCTTACAACTAGATTACTCAGTTGTTGTTTATCCATAAGTTTCTTTGTTGATGTAACTTTATTAACAGCACCAAACAACCCTTCTAATACAAGTTTATGAGTATGAGCACCGTCAAGTGTGCCTGTCAGACCAATACGATATTTACAATCAGTTAGTTTGGTCATAATTTCAGTTAGTGATTTAGATTTAAATAGATGAGCCTCATCACCAAAGACTACACCAAACTGCTCAAAATATTCTTTAGGTAATTTATATAAACTTTGCCATGTTGATATGAGAACTTTTTTGGTTGTTTGATTAGAATAACCACTATATAATCTATGACAATGACTTTCTACATTCCAACCGTATGATTTAAAATCAGTATACATTTGTTCTACCAATGATGTTGTGGGCACAATCAATAAACACCTATTGTTTTCTTCGTCTTTAATTAGATGTGAATAGTATCGTATAAGAGCATAGATAATGAAAGACTTACCTGAGGCAGTAGGACTTAATAACAACGCTCTATTAAATTTTAAACTGTGATATATGGCATCTATTTGATAATCTCTTGCCTCAAATGACTGACCTAAACTATTAGAAAACTTTGTAACAACATCTTTGTCAACCTTGTTATCCATGTCAACATCTTTACCACAAACAATATAGTATCCTCGTTCTTCGGCAAACGCTTTGATGTAAGGAAATAATCCAAAGTAAATTTCTTTGGTCTTTTGTGAGAATAATCTTATTTTACCATCCCACATTCGATTACGAAATGCAGGCATAAATTTATAACCGGGAACATAAAAGGTAAAAAATTCTGATATCTCTCGTTGGATATTTGGGTCAGCGTCAACAGTAATATATACTTCATTCTTCTTCTCTATGATAAGAGTTTCCACTATATTGCGCCACTAGTAAACTTCTTCCACTCAATGGCGTTTTTAATTAAAAATGTTCGATTGTTTATACTTCTTAAAACTTGTTCAAGATACTTAACTACCTGATTAAGATAGGCTGTCTTTTGATCCGCTCGTTGTAAATCTTCATCTGAATCCATATAAATGTGAACATCAGATTTAAGTATTTTGAGGTCAAATGGTTTTTCTTTATATACACTAGGGTCTGATTTACCTGTGTAGTATTCCCACTTCTGCCTAACGAGAACCTTATGTTCGTATTCAGACTTCTTTAATAATAAAGAAAACTTATTAAAATGTTGTAGATATTTATTGTGTAATAGAGGTATCTTAATTGATTCTGTATCTAGTTCTGTATCATCTAGTTTAAAATCTCTATCAACTGCTTGTTGTAATTCTTCTAATGTCATAATCTATTATATCACCTTTTGGGTGATTTGTCAAGGGTTAACTAGTGGAAATCTGTACCATATCGTAGTACATATAACTAAAACTTGCTATACATTGTAAGTAATCAACATCACTTGCTTTAATATCATACGATAAAGCACCAATAGATGTTGGGTAAACATTCTGAAATCGTATTTCTGTTTTAGCAATATTTTTACTATTCAACACTATCAAAGTAGCATCTGAATATATACCGCCTTCAGCAAGAGGTTTTGGTGTTGCAACACCTGGTACAGAAGCGCCTGCTGTTGAACCTGGAAATCTATCTGAGCCTGTTGCTTGTAGAGTTTTAAATTGAGTATGATCTTGTGGAAAACCTAGTCCTTTTATCCAATCATGTAACTCTTTATAGTTATTTAAATTTTCATCTACAAGAAATGATATATCTAAACTACCAAAGGTTATTTTATCACCTGGTATAGGATAATCTTTTAGTGGTGTTACTACTGTAGCTTCACCCAAAGTCATACTCGGCACATTCGCTGTCTGTATGAAAAATTCTACTTCAGGAAGTTTAGCAATCTTAAATCTAAACTGAATAGGACTTGCATAGTCCATCTTTGAAGGTTGCCTTAAATTTACATTTACATCTGTCATACTACTATTTATAAAGAATTTATAAGGGGGGAAACCCCCCCATTACTATTGTGGTAACTTACCTTCTATACCTTCAACATAAAAATTCATACCTGCAAGCATGCCATCGTCTGCTACTTGTCCTTCTGGTATCACTAATTCTCCTGCTTGGTTATAGATTGGTCCTTCAAAAGAATGAATCTTACCATCTCTCAAATCGTTCTCTAATGCGATTGCTTCAAATTTAGTTTCAGGTGACATATTGGTATACTTTGCCATCTTCACCATATCTTTGTCTAATCCCCACCATGTGTCTGTACTATCCCAAGTACCGTCTGCAACTGCTTTCGCTCTTGCAACATAGTAAGAACCCCAATCATCAATAATTGCTGTCAGTTGAGCATTAGGACAAAACTTAAACTGGTCACTTGCTTGACCAAATGCTTTAACTCCTGCCTTTTCAGCCACCTGACATGGTGCATATGTATCTGTATGTTGAACGATAATATCAGCACCTTGATTGATTAAAGTACTAGCAGCATCTGCTTCTTTACCTGGATCATACCAAGTAAATGCCCAAATAATTTTTAATTCAATATCTGGATTTACTTTCTTTGCTGCTAAATAGAACGCATTAATACCTCTTATAACTTCGGGTATAGGAAACGAAGCAATATAACCAATTATATTTGTCTTTGTTTCTTTACCTGCAATATGTCCTATGATGGTACGACCTTCATAAAATCTTGCTGAGTATGTTGAAATATTATCAGTTCTTTTATATCCTGTAGCATGTTCAAACTTTACATCTGGATAGTCTTTTGCAACCTCCAGAGTTTGATCCATGTAATTAAAGGATGTTGTAAATATTAAATCATGTCCTGATTCTGCTAGACTTCTTATTGCTCTCACAGCGTCTGCATTTTCTGGAACATTTTCAATATAAGTGGTTGTATATCCCAAATCATTCTCAATGTCTTGTCGACCTTGGTCATGTTGATATGTCCATCCATGGTCACCTGGTGGACCTATATAAATGAAACCTATTTTGGGGGATTTTGCTTGTAGTGGGAATGCTAAAATACTTGAAAGCACTACAGCTATCAAGTAAGTCAATGTTATCTTAAACATAGTTCTCCTTTTGTGCCTCACCTGCACAGTAAAGTCATCTATTCATAAGTTATGACATTGATATTTATAAAACCAAAAAAAGGGGTCATAAAGACCCCCTTTTTCTTCTATAAAAGTAAAATTACATAATGTTTGTAACTTTAACTCTACGATAATATAAGTTTTGGTCACCAGCAGCTACAGCGCCAGAATTATCAAGTCCGCCGTCAGCGTTGCTTGTTGCGAAAGGATTTT